AGCCGGATACCGCGTCTACTTCACCACGCGCGGCAACGTGCTCATGCTGCTGCTCGCAGGCGGCGACAAAAGCACCCAGCAGACCGACATCAAACAAGCCCACGCCATACTCGACGACTACAAGGAGCAGCAATGAGCACCGAAATCACCGACTACGACACCAGCGAATACCTCGAAAACGAACAGGACATCATCGCCTACCTCAACGCCATAGCCGAATACGACGACCCCGCACTCATGCAGGCCGCACTCGGCAACGTCGCCAAGGCTCGAGGCATGACCCAGATCGCCAAGGACGCGGGCGTGGGGCGCGAAAGCCTCTACAAAAGCCTCAGCAAGGACGGAAACCCCAGCTTCCAGACCATCGCCAAGGTAATCCACGCCCTCGGCGGACGCCTCACCATCCAAGCCGCCTGAAAAAACAAAACACAGACAGGAGTAGGGTGAATCCACCCCGTGGTATACTCCGTATCAGGATAAGTGTGAAAGCCTCTGGGACATACATCTCAGGGGCTTTACTCATATCCTCCGTATCTCATGGGCTGAGAGTACTCCGCCGGCAGCGTCCAAAGCGCCGGTGCCAGTCAGCCCGCCACGGCTTGCGTACGGTAGAGGACTAACCGGTCACGCTGGGATAGCGTGACATCCAGTAAACACTGCCACTGGATCGCGAATTCGAATCTCGCCCAAGCCACCAAACACACAGGATGGGAACATGAGCAACAAGGCAGGCTCAGGCCGATACCAAAATGGAGCAGCCCGCCGCAAATGCAAGGCCAGACACATCGCAGCCGAAGGACCAATACCGATCTGCCCGCTGTGCGGCAAACCCATAGACCTCACACTCAAAACACCACACCCACTCAGCTGCGAACTCGATGAGATCATCCCATACAGCCGAGGCGGATCACCAACCAGCTATGACAACACACAACTCACACACAGAATCTGCAACCAAAGAAAAAGCAACAAAATAATCGCCAACACCACAGGCCACCAAAACACAAAAAAACAACCACAAAACACCATCCCAATCAGCCGCCAATGGTAACCGGGGGGCCATACCCTTCCCCCTCCCATGCAAGGCTCCCCACAGGTCCTAGCGCCGCCGTCCCCCCGCAATCCGCGTGGAGTATCGTACGTTTGGCCGTTGGGGTGCCTGCGAGCGCCCGTGCGAGCCGTTTCGGAGCTGGTTTGACACTTTTGCCTCGCTTGTTTTCGAGGCTGTTACGTTTGATTCTCCGCAGTTTTGATATGTCACGAAATTATGGTTGCAACCCATTGGAATATATGCTATAGTTATAGCTATGGTCAACCAATGTAGGAATTGCGGCCATTTCTTTCAATCCACACCGAACCCTAGGCGTCCGAGACTGTTTTGCTCGGACAGATGCCGCAAGGCGTGGAGCCGCAAACATCAGATACCGCAGGAACTCAAGGCATTGCGCCGTTGGGTGCGCGCCGATGGCAAGCGCCCGATTATGTGCGATGGGTCACCAGCCAGTTCGACTGATCCCGATACCTGGGCGTCATACCCGGAGGTCATGCGCTCGAAGGCCGGCGACGGCTATGGCATCATGCTCGGCGATGGGCTTGCGTGCTGGGATTTCGACCATGTTGATTTGACCAGTCCGCCCGCGAAGGCGTTGGAGCTGTTGCCGGATGCGATCTATGCGGAGGTTTCGTCCAGTGGACATGGGTTGCATGTGTTCGTGGAGTCGTCGGAGTCGAGTTTCCGGCGTGCCGGTGTCGAGTTTTATTCGCGTTCGCGGTTTATTCGCATGACGGGAAGGAGGTGGCCGAAGTGACCACGGTTATCCGCAATCAGGGTACGAGTCTGGCGGTGCGCGAGAAGCTGGCCGCTGATGGCAGGCCCGTGTTGTTGGCGTTTTCGTGCGGCAAGGATTCCATAGCCGCGTGGCTGGCGATGCGGGATATGGGCATCGAGGTCGTTCCCGCGTATTTGTACTATGTGCCCGGTTTGAGGTTCGTGGACGAGGAGCTGGATTATTTCGAGCAGAAGTTCCAGACCCGAATCAAAAGGTATCCGCACCCGTCGCTGTACCGGTGGTTGAACAATGCGGTGTTCCAGGCTCCCGAACGGTTGCGCTATATCGAGGCGGCGCGTTTGCCTGAGCCGTCGTATGAGCAGATGTGGGATTTCATCCGCGCCGACGTGGGCTTGGATAAGAGCACGTGGTGCGCGGATGGCGTGCGTGCGGCCGATTCGATTCAGCGTCGTGGCGCGTTCGTCCAGTACGGGTACTGGCGGCGCAATCTCAAGAAGGTCAGTCCTATCGGGGATTGGCTCAAGGGCGAGGTATTGGACTGCATCAGATCGCATGATATCGAGCTGCCGTGTGATTATGCGTGGTTCGGGCGTTCGTTCGATGGCATCGATAAGAGGTTCACCAAGGTGCTCAAGGACAAGGCTCCGGACGATTACGCGACGCTGCTTGAATGGTTCCCTTTGTTGGAGGTGGATCATGTCAGGTGATTTCCGATTCGACTTTTCCAAGAAGTCCAAGGGCAAGAAGGCTGTGAAGCCGGTGCCGGAAAATCTGGACGAGAACGCGAAGGAGTACCGGGAGCGCGCCCGTGCGGAGCGCAAGCGTTTCGTGGATGCGACCGACACCGAGTTCTGGCTGTGCCTGTGTTTCCCCTCCCCCGCCGAGATGGCGCGGTGGCGTGAACGGTTTGGCTTCGGCGAAAACCACCGGATCTATGCGTACCGTGATATCGAGAAGCTACTCGCCCCGTACAAGCCGGCCAAGTCGTCCGCCGTGGCGTTCGGTGCCGGCGTCGGCTTCGGTGGTGGTCTCGGGTTCGCGGAGAAGACGCCTGACCCGCTCGCCGATGTCAAGTACTCCGATGATCTGGAGAAGGATTGTCTCGCCGAGTTCGCCGCCCTGCACAGGGCGCTGGTTTCGGCTTGCAGTCCCAGGAAGCTCGTGGAGCCGACCGATTCCGAATACTGGTTCGCCATCGCGTTCCCGTTGCGAGACGACAAGGATTCTTTCCTTGCCGAGTATGGTCTTCGCAAACTCGGAGATAAATACCTCGATGGTATGGCCGTAGCTCGGAAGCTGGGAGGTGAGTTATGAGGCGAGTCCGTTATGCGAGCACCAACGATATCCGCTATACGGGGTATGGGCGTCGCTCTCCCGGTTCATCCGGTGGCGGTGTGTCCGCCCTGCGTGTGAGTGCGTCCCGTTCCGCGTCGCGATCGAGCGGATCGTGAACCGGTAAACAATATTTTTTTCGTTCAAGCCGTCCCTATGTGGCGGCTTTTTCATTGGGAGGTTCTCATGCGACGCGGCTCTTCTTCGGCTTCCCGCTCGTCCAGCAGCGGGAGCGGCGGCAACTCATCCCGCTCACGCTCGAAGGGCTCAACGCTTTCCGGCGTCGGCTTCTCGAAAGAGCGAATATCCCAATACCGCAAACAGGGCTTATCCGACGAACGTATATCGAAGCTATGGCAGGATACCCTCAAGATGCGCGCGTTGATGAAGAAACGCAAGGAACAGGGAGTCAGCGATCTTGAAGCCGGCGTTTCTCAGTCATGGAAGAACGCCCAGGCACGCCGAGACCGGGCGTTCGACAAGCGGTTCAACGACGAATGGAACAGATACCGCAGTGCAGGCTGGAAACGGTAGATCCCGATTTTTCTTGTCCACATCGTTACTGGAAAGGAGGTGGATCGTGCGTAACCTGTTCCAGCGCGCCGGCAATGCGGTGCGTAACGTTGCCGGTCGTATCCGCAGCGCTTTTTCTCGCGGAGGCTCGCGTTCCTCAGGCTCCTGATTTTCCCGATGGAGGTGATTGTCATGCGTCCGAGATACGTGCAGGGCGAGTTTGATTTCTCTCGTGCCGCCGGTTCCGCTCGCGCGAGTCGCTCCAGCGGCTCCTAGACATTGATTCGAGGTGATCCAGTTGGCCAAGACCACGATAACGCAGCCACAGTTGCCTGACGGCATCGAATGGCCGGAGGCTACCGTGCGATGGTGGGAGCATTTGGCTTCCACCCCCGGCGCGGACTCGTGGACCGAGGCCGACTGGGACAACCTCATGAACGCCGCCCTGATCCACGCGGACATCTGGGGTTCCGGCAATTTCGCCAGCGTGCCCATACTGAACAAGCTACTGCAGGATTACGGCATCACACCAGCCGCACGCAGCCAGATCATGCAGGCGAAAGTCCAGAAGCAGGAGCGGCATACGCCGCTTGACGAGATAGCCGAACGACGGAAGCTGAGGGTGATCGAGGGTGGCAAGACGAAGAGGCGTACAGGAACCTAGCTTCGCTCTGGTTCCCAAGCACGTGCAGTCCGAGGGAGGCGAGGCGTGCGCGCTCGCTGCCGGCTACGATATGAAGCCGGACAAGTGGCAGCGCATCGTGCTCGAGGGGTGGCTCGCCACGGATTCGAAGCTGCAATGGGCGGCGTCGGATTGCGGGTGCGCGGTGCCGCGTCAGAACGGCAAGAACGCGATTCTCGAGTTCACGGAATTGTACCTTGCCGCGATCCTCGGCATGAAGATTCTGCATACGGCGCATGAGGTGAAGACCTGCCGCAAGCATTTCCTGCGTATGAAATACTATTTCGAGAACGCGCGCAAGTTCCCCGAACTGTCGGAACTGGTCACCTATATTCGAGCCACGAACGGTCAGGAGGCCATCGTGTTGAAGAACGGTGGCAGCATTGAGTTCATCGCCCGTTCGAAGAGTTCGGGCCGTGGCTTCACGGTGGACGTGCTGGTGTGCGACGAGGCGCAGGAGCTGACCGACGAGCAGATGGAGGCCATACAGCCCGCCATCTCGTCGGCACCCTCGGGCAATCCGTTGACCATCTACACGGGCACGCCGACCCCGCCGACTTCGCCGGGCACGGTGTTCGCGCGCATGCGCCGCAACGCGCATCGCGACAAGCCGCCGAAGAACCTGTGCTGGTTCGAATGGGCGGCGACCGAGATCGGCGACGTGCACGACCAGCAACGCTGGTACCGGTACAATCCATCGCTCGGCACCCGCCTGTTGAAAAGCGTGGTCGTTTCCGAGTCGGAGAAGATGACGCCGGACGGTTTCGCCCGCGAACGTCTCGGCTGGTGGAACGATCAGGCCGGCGCGCTGTCCGATATCGATGTTGACGAGTGGGCCAAGTGCAAGACCGACAAGCCCTGCATGGATGGCTACAACTCGTATGCGGTCAAGTTCAGCGCGGACGGCGCGAACGTCACCCTCGTGGCGTGCGTGCGCCCGCCCCGCAAGTCGAGTGAATTGCCGCACGTGGAGGTCATCGCCTCGCGCAGCATGCGCGGCGGCACCGGCTGGCTGGCCGACTGGCTGACCGCCGAGAAGAACGGTGCGGAACGATGGCGCAACGCCATCGGCATCATCATCGACGGGCGCGTGGGAGCCCCCACCCTGGTCAACAGCCTCATCGACAAGGGCGTGTCGAAAAGAGTGATCGTGGTTCCGCGCCCTTCCGACGTGGCGGACGCTTGTTCGATGCTCGAACAGGCCGTGAACGACCATGGGCTTACCCATTTCGGCCAACCTCTGCTTGACGAGGCGGTGGGTCATGCGAAGCACAGGAAAATCGGCGACGGGTTCGGCTACGAGCCGTCCATGGAGAACATCGACGTGAGTCCCGTGGAAGCGGTGGCTCTCGCGTATTGGAACGTCAAGACTTCCAAACGTCATCCGGGAAGAAGAGCGAAGGCGGTGGCATTCTGATGCAGATTCCCAGTCTTGAAAACGTGCAGGTCGATAATCTGCCCGACGAGTGCCGAGAACCGTGGGATTTGATGATACGTCAATGGTCCCAGAAGCTCGAACGTAACCTTTTGCGCACCAAATACTACGACGGGCGCAACGAGCTTAAGAATCTGTCCATCGCCGTGCCGGACAGCATGGCGGGGATAAGCGAGGTCGTGGGCTGGCCGCAGAAATCGGTGGACGCTTTGGCCGACCGCATCGTGTTCGATGGTTTCGTCGGAGTCGGCGACGACAGCCGCGATCCGTTGGGTTTGGATTCGATTCTTTCAGACAACGACTTCGACGTGGAATTGCCGCAGGCCATCCGCAGCGCGCTCATTCACTCATGCTCGTTCCTGAACGTGCGCAGCGCGGAACCCGAGGATGGTCTGCGCTCGAAGGTGTCCGTGTCGTTCCGCAGCGCGCTCTATGAGACCGGCCTGTGGGATTACGCCCGTCGCGGCCTGTCGGCGGCGTTGTCGATAACCGATATCGACCGCTCACAGTACGCGCAGGCGAACACCATCGTGCCTTCCGAACTCATGCTCTACATGCCCGGCTACACGATTCGTATACGCCGCACGCAATCAGGCCGCTATCATGCGGACGCTCCATGTAACACGTACATGGATCATGTGCCCGTTTACCTGATCCCCTACCATCAGGACCTGAACCGCCCCTTTGGCCGCTCGCGCATCAGCCGCGAGGTCATGAGCATCACCGACACGGCGGTGCGCACCATGCTGCGCATGGAGGTAAGCGCCGAATTCTATTCGAGCCCGCAACGCTACCTCATCGGCGCGGACGAGCCGCCCGAGGACAAGAACGGCAGGAAGCTGACCGGCTGGGAAGCCACCATCTCGAAGATGCTCAACATCAGCCTCAACGAGGACGGCCAAGCGCCCGTCATCGGCCAGTTCACGCAGATGACCATGCAGCCGCACACCGACATGCTTCGCGCCCTCGCGGCACGCATGAGCGGCGCGACCGGCGTGCCGCTCAGCCAGTTCGGCGTCATGACGGATTCCGGCCCTTCCTCGTCCGACGCGATCATGGCGGCGGAAAGCGAACTTGTCATCGAGGCGAAGAACGCCTGCCGCGCCATCGGCGTGCAGCTACGCAAGGCCGCGAGGGACATCGCCATCCTCAACGGCACCAGCGAGGACAGCGACGAGCTCAATCGGTTGCAGGTCAACTGGCGTGACCCCGAACGCCCATCGCAGGCCGCGCTCTCCGATGCCATCGTGAAGCAGGTGACGGCCATTCCATGGCTCGCCAACTCCGACGTGGTGTTGGAGAAGCTCGGCTACACGGATTCCGATATCACACGCCTGTTGGTCGACAAGCGCAAGGCCGAGACCCGCAGCGTGCTTGACTCCCTCGTGAACGGAGGCAACAAGGATGACGGACAACCGGCAACTGGAACAGCTGCAAGCCAGCCAAGCTCGGGCGGTGGAACTGGCACGCCGCGATCTGGCGAAACTGTGGGAGACGCTGCAACAGCTCAGCCCTGAATGGCAGCGTGACATGCTGCTCGACTACGTGCCGCAACTGGTCATCAAATACGGCGACCTCGCGGCACAGGCCGCCTATGAATGGTATATGCGCGTCCGTGGCGAATCGGTGCCCGACCCGTGGGAGTACGACCTGTCCGACTCGTTTCCCGGCGACGGCATCGACAAGACGATACGCTGGCAGGCCGGCCACCTGTGGACCGACCCGCAGACCATGCAGGCGTATCTTGTCGGTGCGATGCAACGCTGGGTCATGTATTCGGGGCGCGAAACCATCGCACGCCTGTGCGAGCACGACCCGTCCGAACCCCGGTACGCGCGCGTGCCGAGAGGCGCGAAGACGTGCGCGTTCTGCACGATGCTCTGCTCGCGCGGCTGGGTGTACCGCAGCGAGAAGACCGCGAAATACGCCAAAGGCTCGTTCAGACTGTTCCACGACGACTGCGACTGCCAGATCGTGCCCGAATGGGACAGGGACCAAGCTCACATCGAGGGTTATGACCCCGACCGCATGTACTCGGAATACATGCACGCCCGCAGCCTCATCGAGAACGGCGGCCTGGACGACGACACCTATCGGATGATAAAGGCCACCACAAAAGGCAATCCCGACAATCCCAACGACCCGAACACGCTTGTCTACCTGATGCGCCGGCTTTACCCAGACCGATACAAGGACGGGTATGGAGTACCCAGACCGTCCCGTTCGCACTGAATTTTCCCCAACCACCCGCACGGGTGGTTTTTTATGCCCGAAACGGGCCCAACCCACTAGGAGGAACCATGACCGAAGAGGCCAACGGCAACCAGCAGGCGGCATCGACCGAGAACGGAGCGAAGCCGCCCGAAATCGACTACGAGGCCAAATACAAGGAGGCCGTCGCCCATTCCCGCAAATGGGAGAAACTCGCCAAGGACAACAAGACAGCCGCCGACGAACTGCAACAGCTCAAGGAGGCCCAACTGTCCGAAGCCGAAAAGACAGCCAAGCACATCAAAGAGCTTGAAGCCAAGAACGCCGCCTACGAGGCGGAAAAACAGCAGAACGAATGGAAATCACAGGTCTCCAAGGAAACCGGCGTGCCCATCGCACTGCTCCACGGCTCCACCCTCGAAGAAATGCAAGCCAACGGCAAGGCGCTCGCCGACTACATCGCCGACAAAACCAAGCCCACGGTGCATGCCGCATCCGAATCCAACCAGCCGCCCGCACCTTCCGGCTCGTCCGGCGATTGGCTTCGCGATCAGTTCCTCAAGCAGAAACGCAAATAATCCACCTCATAGAAAGAAGGTATGACGATGACTTCCAACGTGAACTCCATCATCACCAGCAGCGACCTCGGCGGCGGACTCATCCCCACCGAATACGCCACCCAGATTATCCAGGACGCTCCCAAGTCGAGTGTGTCCCTGACCCGTATGCGTCAGATTCGCATGAGCACCCGCACGCGCACGCAGCCGGTGCTTGACTCCAAGCCGATCGCCTACTGGGTGGGCGGTGATACCGGCCTGAAACAGACCACGAAGATGAAGTGGTCGGGCCTGAGCATCACGGCCGAGGAACTTGCGGCCATCGTGCCCATCCCCGAAGCCGTTATCGCGGATTCCGGCATCCCAATCTGGCCGGAGGTCATGCCGCGCCTGGCTTCCGCGCTCGGCTACAAGCTGGACCAGGCGACCCTTTTCGGCGTGGACAAGCCGTCCAGCTTCCCGGACGGCATCATCCCGCAGGCCATCACGGCGGGCAACACGCTCACCCAGGGCAAGGACCTCGCCAAGGACGTGGCCTCCATGGGACAGAAGCTCGCCGAACAGGGCTTCGCCATGAACGGCTTCGCCGGCAAGCCGGGCCTGAACTGGGAGCTTATCGGCCTGCGTAACACCAACGGCACCCCGATCTACGTGCCCTCGCTCGCCTCCGGCGCGCCGTCCACCCTCTACGGCTTCGATCTCAACGAGGTCGACAACGGCGCGTGGGATTCCACCAAGGCCGTGCTGCTCGGCGCGGACTGGTCGAACTTCGTGGTCGGCATCCGTCAGGACATCACCTACAAGATGCTTGACCAGGCGGTTATCACGGACGACGACGGCAAGGTGATTCTGAACCTCGCCCAGCAGGATTGTGTGGCCATGCGAGTCGTGTTCCGCGTGGGCTTCCAGATCGCCAACCCGATCAACGACGTGCAGTCGGACAAGGCCAAGCGCTTCCCGGCGTACGTCATCGCGCCGGCCTCCGCCGTAGCGGCGTAGGCCACCGCAAAGTGATGGCCATGGGACTGAAGCTGCCGGCCGCAGCACGCGGCTTCGGCATCATCGCATTCTGACATTAAGGAGGCCGCCATGTTCGACGAAACGGAAGAAAACCCATTTGCCACGCATTTGGAATTGGCCAAACGCTGGAAGCAGATGCCGGACGACCCCGATTATGTGGATCAGCGTCTGGCCGATGCCTCGCAGTTCCTCCGCGAACAATGCCCGGATTGGCGGAACATATCGCAGGCGACGCTTGAACGCATCGCCTGCGAGCTCGCCAAGGACGCGATCTCATCCGACATGCAGACCGAGGGCGCTGGTTTCGACACCACCGGTGCCAGCAATCTCAGCCTCACGGCGGGCAATTTCACCCAGTCCATGACATTCGCGAACCCTCGCGGCGAATTCTACCTGTCCAAAGGGCAGAAGAAGGCGCTCAGGCTCACCGGCCAACGCTTCTACAGCATCGACCTGTCAAACGGGGAGGCGTCATGAGGGGCGAGACCGTGAAAGTGGTGCGCTACACGCCGACCGGCGAGACCGACCCCGGCGGCTCGCCAGTCACGAAGGTCGATATCGAGTCGGTGGACAACGTGCTCGTCTCACCAGGCGCGATGAGCAACGCCACCGACTCGATTCGACCTGACGGCGTGACCGTTGCATTCACCTGCCTCTTCCCCCGCAGCTACGCATACCGGAGTCTGCGCGGGGCGAGTGTGCGCATCAATTCACATGACTACGAGGTGATCGGAGACCCGAGGCCATTGGGCGGCGGCATGAAGCCGACTGCATGGAATCTCACGGTCGAAGTCACCGACGCGGAGGGATAGTGCATGAAACGGGTGAAACTGCATTATTCGGCATTCCAGGCGTACAGGCGCAACGAGGGCGCTCGCGCCGCCTTGTCGGAGGCACAGAAGATCGCGGCCCGCGCCAACTCCATGGCCGCGCCGACTCACGCGGGGCAGCCGTCGTACACGGCGGAGGGCCCGCGGGCGAACGAGAAGGGCGCGACGGTGCTCGTGCATACGGATAATCTCGCCGCGCGCATCGATAACGCCGTGCGCGACACGCTCGCCAAGGCGTTGGGAGGCGGCTGATGAACGCGGAGAAGCTGGTCATGGACTGGCTCAACGCGGCACCCGAACTCAAGGATTATCCCGCGAGCTTCGAGGTTCCCGCCGAATCCAGCGCCACGAACCGTATCCCGTTCGTCACCGTGGAACGCACGGGAGGTTCGGAAGGCCGGTTCGTGTCGAGACCATTGATCGCTGTGCAGGTGTGGGCCGCTTCACGCTGGGAGGCTTCGGACGTGGCACAGCGTCTCGTGCTGCCACGGTTGAAACGCATCGTTGAACTGCCCGAGGTGGCCGATTGGGATATCACCGGCCTGACCGACTTCCCCATGCCGGACGGACGGCCACGCTACCAGATACTCATCCAGCTCACCGTCAAGACCGACGAATGAGCATCATTTCCAGAAAGGGCCTAATCATGGCTAATGAAACAACAACGAAGAACGATTCCACAAACGTGTCGTTCGGCAAGTTCAAGGTCGGCGGCTACGCGTACGCGGCACCCGTCGGCACCGCATTGCCCACCGATTCGGAAAGCGCACTCGACCCCGCTTTCCAGCTCATCGGCTACCTGTCGGAGGACGGCATCACCAACACGACCGACACCGACACCGCCGAAGTAAAGGACGCGAACGGTACGACCGTGATGAAAGTCGTCTCCAGCTACTCCGAAAGCTACCAGTTCGTGCTCATCGAGTTCCTGCGCAAGGCAGCGGCGCAGATGCGCTACGGCAACGACGCGGTGACCGGCAAGGACAAGAGCATGGTCATCAAGCATCAGATGCCCGACGATACACCGGTCTCGCTCGTGTTCGAGATCGTTGCAACCGGCAACGTGAAGGACCGTACCGTCATCGGTTCCGCAACCCGTTCCGAATTCGGCGACCGCCAGATGCATTCGAGCGACGTGCTCGGCTATGACCTCACTGTGAACGCGAACGACATGGGCGATGGTGTCACCTCCATCGAATATATCGGCATCCCAAAAGACCAGAGTCTCTGACCGTGACCGCAACGGCTCGACTAGCCAACGCTTCCCCTCGCGGATTCCTTTCTTCTCTCCTTGCCGCGAGGGGAACCCTTTTTTAACCGTCAAGGAGAGAACCGCTTTTTTTATCAAGGAGAATCAGAATGTCACGCAACCGAAGCCACCGCAACACAAACGCCAACCAGATTGCCAGCCACCCACAGGACCACAAGCAGTCCAAGAATACGGTTCGCCGTGTCAACGTCCGTGGAATCGATATCGGTATCGACCCGAAGGTTTTGGACGATTGGGAGTTCATGGAATCTCTCTACGACCTTCAAGCCGACCCGAAGGGTAACGCCTTGCAAATCATCCCATTCCTACGCCGACTTCTCGGCGACTCATACGACAAGGTCAAGAATGGATTGCGAGGGGCTGACGGGCGCATCGACGGCGAAACCATGGGCACCTTCCTGACCGAGCTGTTCGAGGAGATGGGTAAGGCTTTCCCAAACTCATGACGCTCGTGCTCCTTCTCGACCGCTGCCCCGACCAGTTGGCGGCGGACATGAGAAGGGAGTACGGGCTCGGCGTGTACGACCTGGACCCGTCGGAGACGGCCGCACTGGCCGCGAACCTCCCCGCAGGCTCACTCGTCTGGCAGACGTTGGACACGCCGCGCGCGTGGACGTTCGACCAGTATCTGGCCGTGCTGCGCATCGAACAGATGAACCAGTGGATCTGGGCAAACGGCGACCCGAAAAAACGCGGCCCGCAACCCCGACCGCTGCCACGCCCCGGCCAACCCCACGCCACGCCGGAAGCAACCGGCCCGGCCACGGAAGCCGGACCAGAGAACCCCGAACCCGATGGCAACACCATCCGTCGCACGCGCACCATCAAGGCCGTGGGCATGAACGTCGAACAGCTCGACCGATTCATGAGCCAACGGTTCACGACCGTGAACCGTGTGGAGAACCGGCCGCAGACCGGACAACCGAACAGAGGAAGGCGAAACAATGGCCTATAATCTCGCCACCGCATACGTGCCCATCGTCCCCTCCATGGAAGGCGTGGGCAAGGCCATTGAAAAAGCATTCGGAGACGCATCCAAAACCACCGGCAGTAAGACCGGCCAGAGCATCGGCCAGGGACTGTCTGTCGGATTCGCCGCCAAGGTCGGCGCCGTCGCCGGCATCGCCTCCAATGTGTTCGGCAAGGTCGCATCCGTGGTCACGTCAAGCCTCGGCAGCGCAATCGACCGCGCCGACCAGATGAACAACTTCCCGAAGGTCATGAAAAACCTCGGGTACAGTTCAGAGGACGCGGCCGCCTCAATCAGGAAGATTACGAACGCGCTCGACGGCCTGCCCACCACCAGCTCGGCCATGACCGGCATGGTCCAGCAGCTCGCCCCACTGACCTCGAACCTCGACGAGGCCACCGACATCGCTTTGGCGTTCAACAACGCCATGCTCGCCGGCGGCGCTTCGACCATGGAGCAGGAGAACGCGCTCACCCAGTACACGCAGATGCTCTCCGCCGGCAAGGTCGACATGCAGGCATGGCGTTCGATTCAGGCCGCCATGCCGGGCCAGCTCAACCAAGTGGCCGAGGCCATGATGGGAGCCGGCCACAACGCCAACGACCTGTACGAGGCCATGAAGGACGGCAAATACTCGTTCGACGACTTCAACAAGGCCGTCATGGACCTCAACCAGAACGGTTTCGGCAAATACGCTTCGTTCGCCCAGCAGGCCAAGGACGCGACCCAGGGCATCGGCACGGCCATGGAGAACGTGAAGAACCGCGTCGCCAAGGCCGTGCAGAAGGTCATCGATGCCGTCGGCGTGGAGAACATCGCCGGCGCGATCAACAGGTTCAGCTCCCAGTTCGGCAAGGTGGGCGACGCGGCCGCCGGCATGGTCACGGACGTGAAGAAGAAGTTCTCCGAAGCGGGCAAGTGGATCACGGGCCTGTACGACAAGCTCGACAAGACCGGCGCGATAACCCGGTTCAAGGACACCATCTCCACGGCGTTCGAATCCGCGCGCAGCCGCGTCACCGAGGCGGTAGACCGCATCGCCGGGTCGTTCAAGGGCCTCGTGCCGGACGGCGCGATAGTCTCCGCCATCGAGGGCGTGCTCAAATACGTGGGCACGGTGTTCTCCGACTTCGCGGACTGGATCGCCGACACGGTCGAATGGTGGAGCAAGTTCATCGCCGCGCTGAAAGACACCGGGGCCGTGCAGCAGCTGGCCGGCGCGTTGGGCGGCCTGTTCGACGCTATCGGCGACGTCGCTGACGCCTTCCGTGGTGCCGGCGACATGGCCGAATCAGCGGCCGGCCGCTTCGACTCGGCCAAGGGCTCCGCGGAACTGCTGGGCGCGGTTATCAAGGTCGCGGCCGACCTCGTGCAGAAGATGGCCGACCAGCTCAAACGCGTGGCCGAATGGGTGAAAAAATTCACCGACACTCTCTCCGACAGCGGCGCATTGGACACGTGGATGGACGCGCTCGAACGCATATTCTCCGCGCTCGGCGACGCCCTCGGCTCATTGAAACGGCTCGGCAAGGCGTTGGACGGCGGCAAGAAGTCCGCCGAAGGGGCGGGTGACGGGCTCGACACGGCCGCCGCCGCCGCGAAAGGATTCGCCGCGTACATCAACGCCGTGGCCGGCGTGGTCGAGACCGTGTCCGGCGTCATCGACGGGATCGCCACCGCCGTCGGCAAACTCGCCGACGGCATCGACTGGCTCAACGAGAAGTTCCCCATCCTCGGCCAGGTGATCGGATTCCTGCTCGACCCGATGGGCTCGCTGGCCGACATGGCCGGCAACCTGTTCGGCTTGTTCTCCGGCGACGCCGGGGCCAACGCCGTCAACGGCTTCTCTTCCACGTTCGTGGAACCGGTGAAGGCCAAGCTTGACGAGATCGGGCAATGGTTCCAATCATTGCCGCAGAAGGCCATGGACGCGGGAAGCCAGTTCCTGACCAACATCGGTCAATGGTTCCAGCAGCTGCCGTCACAAATCTGGACATGGCTGACCCAGACCATCCAGAACGTGCAGGCATGGGGAAGCCAGATGATGGCGCAGGCCGGAGACGCGGGAAGCCGGTTCCTGACCGGGCTTGGCCAATGGCTCCAGTCGCTGCCCGGACGAATCTGGCAATGGCTGACCGGCGCGATAAGCAGCGTGCAGGCATGGGGCGGACAGATGGGGGCGGGCGCACGCAACGCCGGCAACCAGTTCCTGCAAGGTATCACCGGCACATTGCAGAGCCTGCCCGGACGCATACAAAGCCTGTTCTCCAACGCGGGCTCGTGGCTCCTCTCATCCGGCCGCAGCATCATGGACGGTCTCGCCCAAGGCATCAGGAACGGCATCAGCGCCGCCGTTGACGCCGCATCCAACGCGATGGAGGCCATCTCGAAACTGTTCCCGCACTCCCCGGCGAAGGAAGGCCCGTTCAGCGGCCACGGCTGGACCCTCTACTCCGGCCAAAGCATCATCGACGGTCTGGCCGAGGGTATGCTCCAACGCCGGGCCGGCCTCGTGGACGCCACCCGCGCCGCGATCAGCCCGGCCAGCATGGAACTCATGCATGGCATGGACACGCCACGCTCGGGCGTCGGCACAGGCACTGCGAACGGCACATACCAGAACCAGTCCGGTGAGCTGCTTGGCGAACTCCTGTCGGAGCTGCGCGCGCTGCACGCGGATATGCCGCTGATTATGGAGAAGCTTGGCATCGAGGTGGATGGTCGTGAAATCGGAAGGGTGATACGCAATGCGATCGCTTAGTTATATATGCGCCTCGACCGGTGAGACGATCCCACTGGAAGGGCCCGGTATCTGGGCTCAGACGGCGGATGGGCTGCGTGGACGCGAATGGTCGTACACCATCGGATACCGGAGTCTGACCGGAGTAAGTCGTACGGCGCGCGAGGCCGAGCTTGACCTAGCCTATGTCCGCTGCCCCGAGAAGGTGGATTCGACGCGCCGCCTGTTCGATGCCGACGTTGCCGCAGGAACGCCGGGCATGTTTGATGCTGACGGCTGGACGACTCGCGCCTACGTGGTCAAGGCGGAGCCGCAGACCATCACGCCGGTGATAATCCAGCAGAAGCTCACCGTGGTCATGCTTGACGGCATCTGGCGTAAGGCCGGGGAATCGCAGCACTTCTGGAGCGACGCGCTCACGCCCGGACTGGACCTCGACTATCCGCATGATTATCCGCATGATTATCTGGCGACCACGAGGAACGCGGTGGCCTCGAATCCCATGCCCACTGCCATGCCGTTCCAGATGGTGATATTCGGACCGGTGTCGAACCCGCAACTCACGTTGGGCGGCAACACGTACGCGCTCGACATGGACATACCCTCGGGCTCCTACGTGACCGTCACCTCGATTGCAGGCCGTCGCACCATCGTCATGACCGCCGAGAACGGCGACGAAACCAACGTGTTCGACAAGGGCCGGCGCGGAACCGGTCTCAACGGGGGCGAATACATCTTCCAGCCGATACCGGCTGGCGATTCCATCGTGCAGTGGAGCGGCTTCGGCGTCGATTTGACCGTCTATCAGGAGGAAAGCGAGCCACCATGGCGGAACTGATCGTCACCGATGCGAGCCACGTGGACCAAGCCAGCCTTGAGGACTTCACGCTCGACGCCGCGTGGGGCGCGGACGAGAACGATTTCGAACTGACCGTGGACCGGCTCATCGATGCCGGTAGCTACGTGTATTTCGACGGCGGCGAATGCGGGGGCGTCGTGGACTCCCTGAAGGACTCGCTGAAGGACGGCCGCAGCACCCTCACCTACGGCGGTCGCACGTGGCACGGCATGTTGGCGAACAAGATTTTGGAGCCTGATAAGGGCAAGGATTATCTCACCGTGAGCGGCACGGCCAGCACGGTCATCGGCTCGCTCATCAGTCGCGTCGGCCTTGACGGCGTGTTCGACGCGGTGGACTCGCCCACTGCCGGCGCGCAGACCATCAAAAGCTACCGGTTCGACCGCTACACGGACTGCTATACGGGTTTGAGGAAGATGTGCGAGGCCAACGGACTGAAACTCAGGCTTGCCTATGCGTCCGGCCGGGTCAACATCTGGGCTGAGCCTGTCGCGCATTACGGCGACTCGATTGACAGCGACCTTATCGATTTCGACGCGACCCGCACGTGGCGCAAACCGAACCATCTCATCGGCCTGGGCAAGGGCGATTTGGCCGCGAGAACCGTCGTCCACTGGTATGCGGACGCCAAAGGCAATGTCAGCCAATCCCAGTCGCTCAAGGGCGTGGACGAGATAACGCAGGTCTACGACTACAGCAACGCCGAAACCGCCGAGCTGAATCAGAAGACACGTGAGAAGTTGCAGGAACTGCAATCCGAGGGTGACGTGAAGGTCACCGTCCGTGATGACGCGAACGTGGTGTTCGACGTGGGCGACACCGTGACGGCGCGCGACAATCTCACCGGCATCACCGTCAACGCTTCGATAACCAAGAAAATCGTCAAGGTCTCGGGCGGCGTCTTGTCCGTCGATTATGAGGCCGAATAAACAGTAAGGAGCCGATTATGGCGCGTATCGACAATGCGACGGTCATGCAATGCGACCGTTGCGGCAGAAACAAATGGTACAAGGACTTGGACGACCCGGATATCAAGACGTGGTACAACGTCAGCCGGTTGGACTCCTCCGGCACGGGCCACGACTACCTGTTTTGCGATCAGGATTACGCGGACTATGTGAACAAGCTCAAGGACTTTGATAACAGCTTCGACAGTTGGATGCAGAACGGAGGCAAGCGGAATGGCTGAACTCGTCACCGGTCATGCGGGCAAGGCGCACGCGACAGCGGAGCAGGCGGCGGGATTGAACGCCGGCATTCTCGGCTTGGATGATTATGTCCTGAACGTGCACGACAAGCTCAAGATCACGGTCGTTTCGGCGAACAAGGTGACCATCGGCACGGGCGAGCTGGTCATGCAGGGCCGTCACGTCAGCCAAGGCACGCCCGAGGACCTGATCGTCACCAACGGGTCGCAGGGTCAGAAACGCAACGACCTCATCGTATGCCGCTATGCGAAGGGCTCGCAGAACATCGAGAGCGCGAAACTGGTCGTGGTCAGGGGCACGCCCACCACGGGCACGCCCACCGACCCCGCCGTGAACACCACCAGCCCGTTGGACGGGGGCACCACCTACGACATGCCCTTGTACCGCATCCCGCTGGACGGCATCACCATCGGCACACCAGTCGCATTGTTCAACGTGTTGAAGCCGATGAGCGACGTGTGGGATTCCCTAACCCCTGTCACGGGCCAAGTCAGGATGCCGTATTCCGACAGGTATATCACTCTGGTTCGTGTCGGCCGTATTGTCACCGCCTGCGCGTATATCACGCTGACAAGCAATTTCAATCAGGTCGGCAACGTGTCCGTCACCGAGACAATCCCGGAGGGTTTCAGACCGTCCGGCGATTCCCGCGCGGTCATGCGCGGCACCGACAACAGCGGCGCGATCAGTTTCTACCTTTACGGCACGCCGAAGGGGAAAATGGTGTTGAACGGCACCGGATATACCGGCCGATTCGTCGGTATATCCGGCTGTTGGATTACCGCGTAGCTTTCCCTAACCCAGCGTTCTACGACGTGGCGAGTACCTTACAGCAGCGACAGCGTTTTGCTTACGCGCATCGGTGATATCTGTTTCATGGGTGGCAACGTAAAATTCAACAGTAGCGGGCAGAACAATTACACGAAGGCTCAGGAGAAGCTCCCCGAAGGGTATCGACCCGTCATCGTCAATACGCCCGTGGCCGTTTTCGGTGGTGAAACGACATTCATCTGTTACGGCGAAGCCAATGGCACCGTCACGATGCTTGGCAATCCGAACAGCGCGTACGCGGGATGCACCGGCGTATGGAGGACCGCCGACCCGATGCCCGCCGCATAGCTTCGGGACACTGGCTCAGGCGGTTGCACTGTCTTGCAGTGACCCCACGGGTCATAGCGCGTATGAGACGGTCATGCCGAACGCGTTCGTGCCCTGCGTGCCGCCCTGATTGGCGTAGGTCATGGTTCCGTTCGCGTTTACGTTGATGATCTTCTGGTTCGCGCCGTCGCGTCCGCCAAATGAGAAATTCAAATCCATTGGAGGACGCCAGCTTTCAGGCAGGGTTCCGAAATTGCCGGTGTTCCACGAGCCGGACGCCGACGACTTCCAGTCGATGCGCAACGTCACCATCGGCCCGGACCTATAGCCCTTAACGGTGCCGTAATTGCCACTGATGAGGGTCGTGACATCGGTGTGGGTTAGGGAAACCTTATGAGGGCGTGACCGGAGCTATCAGACAGCCGCGATGCCACGCATTCGCGAAGATGTCTATGGTTCCCGGCGTGACGTATTGGATTTCCCCTGAGCCGGTCGCGGCGAACTGGTTCTTGCCTAGATGCTCGTAGACAATGTTCTCCGCAGCCGGGGAATGTACGGCGGATCCAATCACCTTCCAGCCGACCATACGAGCCAGTGTGATGGCTTTCCACGATTGTGCCTTGAACGCGCCCTTGTTGACCCATACGATGCTGATGACCGCGATAGCCGGACTGACCGGCAGTATCGCGCCCGACAGGTGCATCTCGTCATTGGCGCTCGTGGTGCCGGAACGGTCGAACCGGATGCGCTGGGTTTGGGTTAGGGAATGCTATTGCCTGTTCCAGATTGCGACCCAGCTGCCGAATATCGCGACTCTGCCGCACCAGCGGTTGTCTTTGGTGTTCCACAAGCGGAAGCGAATCCGGTTTGTGTCGCTGGTATCCCAACGTTGTGCGGTGAACTCACCGGTCTGGTCGAAACCAGTGCCGAACGGGCCGATCGTGTAGGCCGCGTAATCGGCTTTCTTCCCGTTCGGAGATTGGACGTTGATGTAGAATGTGCCGTCATCATTCGTGGTGACGGTATGGCCTCCGCACAGAATATACGGCATTTGGGTTAGGGAATCCTATTGCCCGATCAGCGCGCGTTCCCAGATGCTTTGGGCCTCCTTGAGAGACGCGATTTCCGGTCGCAGATAGAATCTGGCGGTCGTCTTGATGTCGGTGTGACCAAGGAACTTGCTGACCACCGCGATGTTGACTCCCGCTTCCAGGGCGTTGGTGGCCCAACTGTGGCGGAGATTCTGCACCGGCACGTAGGGCAGCGACTCCTTTTTGCACCATGAGGCGTAGCGTCGCGCGGCTTGCGGTGGGGTCAGGTCACCGATGATACGGCCCTTCCGGCCGTTGCGGATCTCCCGCAATCGCCGGACGGCGAATCGGGGAAGGGGCAGAAACCGGTCGGACAGTTCAGTCTTCGGCGGCACCACCACTTCGTGGCCGGCCACCCATTGCACTCCACGCTGGATATGAGTGATGCCGGAACGCATATCGATATCCGCCCAATCGACTCCGTACCCCTCTTCCGGCCGCAACGCCAGACACGAGTCCACAATCAGCCAAGCCTCAAGCGCATGGCCATAAAAGCCCTGTAGTTGGCGACGAGTCTGCCCGATGGTCAGTAGACGCGGCACATGGAGCGGCTTGGCCGGCAGATCAATCTCCAAACGGGTCACATCGACCTCTAAGTAGCCCCACTTCGCGGCCTTGCGTAGCATCTGCCTCAACACCGCCCAAGCCTTGCGGGCCGCACCTGGACTCGCGAACCCTGACAGCCACAGCTCGATGTCATCCACGCCGATGTCAGCCAACTCCATGCTGCCGAACACCGGCTCCACATGGCATCGCCAAGCCGACTCATAGCCAACGCGCGTGACCTCGCGCAGGCGCTCGCAATAGCCGACATACCGGTCATCCCAAAACTCTTGCAACAACATTTCGACCTCCGAAAAACCACACGTCTCGCGGCCAATCCGCTCGGTATCACGTGTGGGTTTTCTCACCATAAAGGAGCCCCGCATGTCGCAGTTAATCGAACAACTCGTTGATTGGCTGGTGCCCTTCTTATGCGGTGGCGCGGTCACCGTGCTGGGCCTCATGCGGCGATGGGGCAGAGCGATCATCAACGGGATGCGCGAGCTCCTGCTGTGCCAGTTAGAGGACCTGCGACGCGAAATGGTCATCGAGCACGACGGAGTGGCGGACGAGGACCTCAAATCACGCTCCCAACGCCTCTACGACTCCTATCACTCGCTGGGCGGCAACGGCCACGGCACATCCCTCAACGACGACATCCAATCCGCGCCAATCGCGCCGCGCAACAGAACGTGAGCCCCGCAATCCCGCGAGACTCCAAAACATCTCTGAAAGGAGAACACATGATATTTAATCGCGGAAAGCCACGCCACGCCCGTCCCCGCCGACCATGGGCAACCATGCTGGCCACACTGCTGACGACCATCGCCCTGGTGTTCGTGCCGGGCACCGCGCTCGCCGACAGCGGTATGGACGTGAGCAAATGGCAAGGATGTGTCGGCAGCAGTCAGGCCGCAACCGCCAAGGCATCCGGTGTCAACTTCGCTTTCGTGAAAGTCACTGAGGGCAACGGGTACACTGATTCGGTTGCCGACTGCACAATGCAGTCGCTCAAGGCCAACGGCATCCGTCGCGGCGTCTACCATTTTGCTCGGCCTGATCTCGGCAACAGCCCTGAGGCCGAGGCTGACTGGTTTATCGGCCAAACGCGCGGCTATGTCAACGATGGTGTGATTCCAGTATTGGACTGGGAGCCATCGGGCAGCTACGTGACATGGAGCTGGTGGGCGCTCAGGTGGTTGCAGCGTGTCGAATCCGCATGGGGCGTCAAGCCTCTCATCTACACGTCTGCCAGTGTCATCAAAATGACCGACTGGACCGCAGTGGCCAACGCCAACTACGGTTTGTGGGTTGCCGGATATCCGCGTGGATATACCGGAGAGACCCTGCGCAACCCCGGAGCCGTGCCCTACGACGTCAGCCCTTGGCCATTCGCCGCCGCCTGGCAGTATTCCAGCTCGGGTCACGTGCCTGGCGTCGGTTCCAGGATCGACGTCAACTGGTTCTATGGCGATGCCGGAACATGGGCGAAGTACGCGGGTTCTCAGCCCGGCACCTCCGCCAACCCGGCCACGCCCAGCCCGACACCCCAGCAAGGTGCGCCGGTCGGTGACGCACAGTCCTTGGCAACCGCAGTGATTCGCGGCGACTACAGCAACGACCCGCAACGCCGTCAACTGCTCGGCAACCGCTACAGCGAGGTCATGGCAATCGTCAACCAGCGTTTGCGTGGCACGGGAGGCGGTACAAGTACCAGCGCAAGCTGGTACACCGTGCAACGAGGCGATTATCTGACCTTGATCGGTGCCGGAACCGGCGTGAACTGGGTAAGCATCGCAAACCTCAATGGTTTGCGTGCCCCCTACGTCATCTACCCCGGCCAGCGATTGCGGCTCACCGGTACGACATCCTCCACCTCCGCCGGTGCGGGGCGCTACGTGGTGATCGGTGCCGGTGATTGCCTGTGGAACCATTTCGGCGCCAACAGCGCCAAGGTCGCCGCAGCCAACGGCATCAGCAATCCCAACCAGGTCCGCGCGGGAACGCGCATCTACTACTGATCCAACAGGGCCGCGAATCCAATCGCGGCCCTCCCGGTAAAAGAAGGAATAACAATGTCCGATGAAAACGAACTCAAGAACATCGCCAACCCAATAGGAGTCGACACGTCTGCATGGAGCCCAGCGGCAGATGTGAACCCTGCGGTCCCCGCATGGCTCATCCCCAACAAACTGTATGACATCTTGAAGTGGCTTGCCGCACTCGTGTTTCCGGCCCTTGCCCTCTTCATGGGCACGGTCGGCCCGGCATGGGGACTGCCGTACGTCGATGCCATCGTCACCACGCTCAATGCGCTCGGAGTACTCGCCGGTGCCGTCATCGGAGCCAGCGCACTCAAAGCCAAGTTCACTCTCGCGGCGTGAGCTATATTTTCGGGCGATAGATTGGCTGCAAAGTACCGTGAATAATTCGGTCTTGTCTGGTCTGTGGACTGGGCAAGGCCGAATTTCGCGTATCATCGATCAAACCAGATTTTGCAGGTCGTCGTTTTATTGATATCTTGGCCGTAAGAACTCCTCACATGAGGGATTCGGAAAAAGAAAACCGGTAGCATGACCATAGCATGACTTCGACTGGCGGGATATGCGACAAAGCCTGTGGTGCAAGGCGCGGAAGCGTTCGCGTAATCAGTCTTCCAAACTGATTACGCGGGTTCGATTCCCGTCATCCGCTCC